TACAGCTGCATATACAAAAGATTGGGTAACTGATTACAATAAAGACTATGAGAAGAACTATGTAAAAACATACATCAAAGATTATGTAAAAGGATACGAAGTTGATTGGAACAAAGTATGGCTTGGCATCTACACAAAAGATTGGGTAAAGGCATACGATAAAATATATGTAAAGGATTGGGTGAAAGGATATGATGCAGACTACGCAAAACAATGGCTTGGAGAGTATGAAAAAAATTATGTCAAGACTTATGAGAAAGACTATGTTAAGGCATACGATAGAATCTGGGCTCAGACGTACACGAAAATCTATGACGCGGCATATACTAAAATCTGGACAAAAGACTGGAACAAAGATTACGTAAAAATTTATTCAAAGAACTGGGTCAAGACTTATGATAAGGCTTACGAAGGTTCGTTTGATAAAAACTATGAAAAGAATTACGATACAATCTATACTAAGATATGGGAAAAAACATATACAAAGAACTGGTTGAAAGACTACGTTACTGACTACAACAAAGACTATGATAAAGTATATCAAAAAGCCTATGAAAAAAGATATGCTAAGGTATGGTTAGGTAACTATGACAGGATATATGTTGGACCTGTTTTCTATGGTGGTTTTGCATCTGGCTCTCAAACTACAAACTACACAAAAATTTGGGAAGGATCATTTGATGCAAACTATGATAAGGATTGGGTCAAAGATTATACAAAGGTATGGGTAAAGACATATACTAAAAACTGGATCAAAGATTATACTGCAGACTATGTAAAAGCATATGATAAGACATATGAGAAAACATGGTTAAAAGATTATACTAAATCATATGTTGGTATATACAACAAAGATTGGAACAAAGATTATGTTGCAGACTATTCTAAGAATTGGGTAAAGACATATGATGCTAATTATGATGCTGTATACAATACTGATTGGTCAAAAGATTGGAACATAGATTATGTTGCTGTGTATGAAAAGAACTGGGTAAAAGCATATGACAAAGATTATGTGAAAGCATATGAAGGTACATTTGATGCAACATATACAAAA